TGATCACCGCAGCATGGAACGGCGTCGAACAATCGGACCTGCATGGTTCCTCCAGATGGACATTACTTGTTGGCCTGGAAAAGCAGTGTCTTTGCTGTGATACTCGCTTCTCCCCCCATCACTTCGGCATACCAGACAGATCCGTCCTGGAGCCTGACAACAAACTTAAATGACGAGCCGGGGACAGCAGTGACTTCCGCCGTTTTCATTTCTTCAATGACACACTGACGGACTTTGGCATCGTTGTAGCCGTCCCCGCACCCGACAAGGGCAAGGACGCAAACGGTGGCGATAAGGAATCGAAGTTTCATGTGCCCTCCTGGGCGATGGGGTGTGAATGTGAACAGCCGCTACTCGGCGGGTCCGATGGTGATTTCAGCGATCATGCGCGGGGAGGGTTGGCACCCACACTCGGGCAACGGGGCGAACTTGCGAGGGCAGTTCTCGGCGTGGTCTTGGTCACGGATCTGTTTCAGGGCGTTGTAAAGCTGCTCGTAGGTGGGTCTCACGATGCCTCCCGCATCTGGACATTACTTAGCTGGTGGATAAGGGACTCGCGGAAGCTGGAGGCGGTCTGTCTCGTCATCCAGCCCACAGTGGCACTCGGAGTAGTAGGCGCAGCGCCAGCTATCGTGCTTGGCGAACTCTGCGATAAGTTCAGCCGCCATCTTTAACTTGCCCTGGAGGGCATCAATCTCAACCGCCTGATCCGCCACCTTCAGAGCGAGGTCCGCGCCCTTCTTGATGGCATCGCTCAGGGCCTTCTGCGCTTCGGTCATGGTTCCTCCAGTGGACATCAGCCTTCAACCCAATGGCGCTCGGCGCGACCAACAGGCTGAAGATTGGAGATCATGGCGGTGAAGCCCCCCGACTGATAGAAGTCCACCTTCACGGCGCGGTCATCGAGCCGCTCACAGTAGACATGGTGCCCATCGGGGTAAACATCGTGCGGTCCATGCCCCGTTCCACCGCCCTCGTTGGCAGTCTTGTAGACCACGTAGCGACCCTCCAGGTAGGCGAACTCGCCCCCAATGGTGATGTCGTGGTGGGTCAGGTTGAACGACCCCTTGCAGTTGGTGTAGACGAAGTGCTCGGGAATGTCGGCATAGACCCTGTGCCCGGCCTTCAGTTCAATGATGTCGCCTTCTTTGAGCATTGGGATACCTTCTGGTTGTGGGGTGGATCTGGACAAGATCAGTTGGATTCAAGGAGTTCGCGGATGTCATCCTCATCGAGGCCGTTTAGCCCTCCCTTGGCGACCTCGCGCACAAGGATCTGGATGATTCGTTCGCGCTCATCTTCTCTGGCCTGGGCCAGTCGGATCATTTCGGTGGGGGTTGCGGTCGCCATCGTCAGGCTCCTGGACAGGTGCGCTAGGCACCAAAGGGTTTCGTGGCTTCAAATACTTCCCGGTCCATCGCCCCGTATTCCTTGGGGAACCGGTTGAAGCAATCGAGCAGGAAGGCTTGATCTTCTTTGCTGAGGGGTCGCCCTTCCTTGGAACGGCACCTCAGTTCAAAGCAGCGGCGGCGGGTTTCAGGAGGCATAGCGGGTGTCTCGATCATGGACATTACGGTTTCGGGAAGTTCACAAAGACAGGGATGGATTGTTCTGTCAGCGGTATCCGTGCAAGGTCGGCGCAACCCTCGGGATCAAGGGCAAGCTGGGCGATGGCGTGGACATTCTGGGTAAGCCCACCGTTGCAGGCGATGGTTAGGTCGCGGATCTGCTCAAGGGCTTCCTGGTAGGAATCACGCTCGGGTTCAAACTGTCGATACCAGCGATCAAATACAAGCCGGAACCCGCACCCGACCATGTAGCGGCTTATTGCTTTGGCTGTTTCTCCAGGAACGGCGTTCTTCTGCTCGGTAGTCATGCGGTTGAACAATTCGGCAATCAGGTCGGCTGGGTTCACTTCATGCTCCTGGACAAGAGGGCGAGGGCTGGCTTTCCACCAGCGTCTCCGGGGCATGACCCCGGCGCTCTTTTTACTGCGGATTGTCCGGTCTCCGTCAGCACTAAGCTACCTCGCGTGATATTGGACAGTTACGGTTTCGGGATGAGATGGCAGACGCAGCGAGGACGAGGCATCGCGCAGGCTGGGCAGATGCCACAATTTGAATGGCCGACTGTCCCCGGGACCGAACAGTTCACGCGGTCTAGGTCATCATCCTCGGGCTTGAAGCCGAACCGGGATTCAAATTCTTGTTCAGTCACGATGCCTCCGGTAGTGGACAGTAGTGCGTTGATGGTTCCGATAGTCGTAGATGCGCGGACACTAGGTGGGGTTTTGGGTCTCGTCCACCCAAGCTCCGTAGCGGGTCCGGTCCATCGGCTTGATGGTCTTGCCCCTCTCAACCCAGTAGCCATGAACCAGCCTGTTATGCCGCTTCAGAGCCGCCTGCTGAGCCCTGTGTATGGCCTCTTCGCGTGATACGGGCTTGGTGGTTTTCCAGATGTAGGCGGCGATGGCGATGCCGAGGAGGATGAGGGTGATGGTCATCGTCACTCCTTAGTCGGCCGTGTAGTAGTCGTGACGATGGAACCCGATGCAAAACGGTCCAAGGTGGATAAACAGGGCTCGGTCTGCCTTCTCCCAGGTCCAAGCGATACCCAGGAGCCAGCGGGTCAGGTCGAAGTGTGGGTGTATGGTCATCGGCCCTCCCGGTGCTGGGCTTCATTGCGCAAGATCCACCCAACCTGGACCCCGATCAGGAACGCTGCGATCAAGTCGGCGCTCACTTCCCCTCCTGGTACCATTCGAGGGACTCATTAATGAAGGCGATTTGGTATGGGTTGACGCTGGTGTTGTCTCGCAGGAACTCCAGCGCCCCAGCCAAGGCTTCAGCCTTCTCTTTTAGCCTCTCGGCATCGGCTCGGGCGGCGTCACGCTCGGCGCGGTAACGCTTCCACCTGGACCCCGGCGAGGCAAGTTCCTCGCGGAGTGCCTGGACCTCGGCCCGAAGTCTGACAACCTCCGGGTGAGGCTGGACCCGCTCGACAATGTGGTCACCAATCTCATGGGGTTCTGGCATGGGCGGCGTGGTCATGGGCGCTCCTGGGCGTGGGATGCGAGTCGGATCAGTGCTTCTCGGAACTCGGGCGGCGTTCTCTGCCTCTGCTTGCTGCTCATGCCTTCGATGATTCCCCGCTTGCGGGTCTTCTCGTAGCCGCGCCGAGACAGACTGCGAGGGCATAGCCTCTGTTCTGCTGGCCCCCAAATGAGGTCGTTAGGCTTTGGCCCGACATAGAGCAACCAGGTGGTCTTCCTGGCCGGGTGTCCGTAGTGGGCCTGATCCACTTGACAGACCCACTCGCCTTCCTTGGCGCGGGTCCATCCAGTGGGGAAGGGCCGCGTCAGACCGAAGAACTCCCACGCCAGGGAATCCTTGGGATGCTCCAGCACCCCACCCCACAAGCGAACAGAATGTAGGGCAGTGGCGAAGCACCCACCATCCGCGCCGGGTGTCTCGACCTGGTTGGTCGGGCAACCCTTGGCATACCTACCCCACCTCTCGCAAGGCGGGTGAGCGATGACGGGGTGCGGCCCTGGATAGGTTCTGGCGTCCCGCTCAATGTCCCAAGGATCAACCCCAGGAACATCGAAGTAGGCTCCACCCTTCTCCACGAAGAGGGTGGCAATCATCGCTTCGCCTCCCTCACAGTGCGGTCCATCCTCTGGAGTTCCCTGCGCCACTCACGCTCGGCCTCATTGACTGCTGCGGCGTGGACGATCATCCCGATGATGGGGAGGGTGAACATGACGAGGCAGACGAGGCTGACGGTGATGCTGAACAGGCGTCTCATGCGGTCCTCCCGAGCTTCGATCCGCGTTCCTCACGCTTCCGCTTGATCTCGGCCAGAACCTCCAGCGCGGCGTCCTTCACGGCAGCGCGGCGGGTGGCTTTGCAGGCCAGGCCAAGGTCACGCTCACGGTAGGCCCGATCTCGCGCCCTGCGTCCGTCATACAGCGCGGCCATTTCCTCCACACTGTTGGCACCTACGCGGCGGGTGAGTTCCTTCCATTCGGGATGGCCCTGACGCTTGTGGAGCCGTTCACGCTCTCGGATGGCTTTCCACCGCTCGGCCTTTTCTTCCATGGTCAGTTCATGGAGCTTCTTCCGGGGGGGCTTGAGTTCAAAGGCTTCACCATCCTCGGCCATCTCGTCATGCGCCCCGCAGTAATCGGAGTCCGCCATTCGCTGGCCTTTGCAATCTTTGGCTTTGCAGATGCTCATGCAGCCCTCCGCTTACGGGCACCCTCGCCAAGCTGGGACTCGCGCTCCTGGAGGATGGATTCCTGCTCCTGGAGAACGGCCAAGATACGGCGATGCTTGCGGCTGAAGGTGGCTAGGACACGCTCTAGGCGCATCTCACGCTGAAGGTGCTTGATGGCGTAGCGGTTCGCCATAAGGGCGATGGTGGTTCCGTGCTGGCTCATGCGGCTCCTTTCTTCGCGGCCTTCTTGTCGAGTTCGGACGCAGCCGCAGCCATGCGGTTCAGAACCTTTTCAGGTGCGTCCTCGCCGGAATCCTTTTGCGCCTTGTAATAAGCGATCTTGTCGTTGCTCTCGGTCTCGCTCAGGCCAGCCTTGATGCAGGCTTCCAGAAGCTCATCGCAGAAAGTGTGAAAGTTGGCGGTGTCTTCCTCGCTCCACTTCCAGAATCCATCTACCTGGGTTGATCCAAGTTCGGGCGGGTTGGCATCGCCGGGGCGGAGAACCTCGCCTTCAAAGTATTCCCCAGCCTCAGCCTTGGCCTGATTCTCAAGCGCATGGGCCAGAGCCTGCGACTTGGGAAGATACTTGGCGAGGCGGCGCACGGCGGTCTTACGGGCCATTTCGGAATAGTCCGTAGTCCAAGGGCTGAAGTCTTTCTTGTCCTTGGAGCGGTCACGGATCTCGTTGACCTCGTGGACGCTCATCACTTCAAACTGGCTGGCACCATCGGGGAAGTGGGCCACGGCGTAAACCGCCACGATCTCCCCACGGTCCTTGTCGAAGCTGGGGCGGTGGGTAATCCGGGGATCAATCCCGTATTCCACAGCGAAATCATCCTTGGCGTAGACCACACGGGCGTCGATGTTGCGGATCTTCCCGGTATCCGTAGCAAGCCGGATCAGGCCAGCGTATCCGACCAGGCAGGTTGCTTCCTTGCACTTGGCCTTGGAGTTCCAGCGGGGCACAAGGTAGACCTCATTGCGGCCATCAAAGGGTTCCAGCCCCATTGACGCAGCCTGTGCCAGTGACCGCAGGATGGACAGAGGGGAGCATTCGGCCAGCTTCTCGTCGCGGCTGGCGGCGGCACAGACAAGGCGGGTCATGCGCTCAGGGTTTAGCGTGGCAGACGCCACGGCTCGGACGCTGGCGATGTTCTTTTCTAGGAAGCCCTTCAGATCGGGCTTATTGGTTCGGACCTCATTCGTCATCGTCGTCTCCATCGGGTTCATCACAGGGCCAGAGTTCGTCAGGGTCATCGCCGACCCACAGATCGGGGAAGGTGTCTTCGGGTGTCATGCGCCCCTCGCTAGGTCTCGGAGATGGTCGGCACGGGTCTGCGCCTCATCTTCCAACGCCATCTCCAGGTAATAGGCCATGTCCTCAGTTCGGAGCATCCCGCTGTCGCCGTGGCACACGGGGCACTCGTCGGAGTAGCTGTCCACGAACTCCCCGCAATCGCGGCAGAAGTTGGGATAGTCCATCGTGTCGATGGCTTCTTGGATCTCAGAGGAGTGCCGCTTGGTCAGGTTGCTCACGACGCGACACCTTTCGGAGCGAACACCGGGCACACATGGCTGGCCCTCTGCTCCAGCTCGTCAAAGGCTTCCTCTTCCGCTTCGGTCAGGGTTCCGATCTGCCGCGCTGCGATGGTGTCAGCCAGCATCTTGTCGAAGCCGTTCTTGATGTAGTCATCGAAGCAGGAGGGCTCAATCGGGATCGCCTGCTGAGCGTCAAACTCGGCCTCTTCTGCGTCCCACTCTGCGGCCTTGATGCGGTCCAGGCTGCGCTCCATTGCGGAGATGAGGCCCAGCATCGCTTCTCGGCCCATGCGGTCATCAAGGTCAATGTTGGCGATGTGGCCCTGGATTCCCTTGGCTACATCGAGTTCGGTCATGGGGTTCATCTGTGCCTCCTGATAGGCCGATGGCTGGGCTGTTTGCCAGCTAGGTTTATGGGTGTGGTAATGATTGAGGCCGGATGGCGGGAGGCTTTCCCCACTGTTTAGACGGGGCGCAGGCCGCGTCATCCTCATTTGCCTTGCGGAACCCTCATCTGCAGTAGGGGCTGGAGAACATCCACTTGGCATCCGGTGATTTCGTCTGGAGCCATCCGCCGTAGCGGATCGCCTCAAACGATTGTTTGTAGCTCAGCAGCTTGCCTTACGCTGACCTGAGGGGTTCCGCGACTGATTCAACTTTGCGCGGCTGTCAAAGATTGGCCCGTTGCCTCGGCTTGGGGGTGAATCTGTTTGCTACATACCTAGTATGGGACCTGCTCCCATAGATGCAAGCCCCAAATTTCAAAAAATCACAAAAAAATTGCCCCTCCAAAGAGGGGCTAGGTGGGGGGCGGGTAGGTCTAGAAGGTATCGGGCCTCATGGATTCCAGTTTGCGGAGTATGGACCGGCCAACGGCTTCATTGCGCTCCTGGTGGATCAAGAGGTATTCGAGCTGATAGACCAAGCGGAACAGCAGGACCAGGGCAATCCCGGCCATCCACCAGACCAGACGCTCCGGGGCGAAGTAGTTGATGGCAGCTAGGCCGATGCCACCCACCCAATACAGCTTCCCCTCTGTGCTGGAGGACTTCCGCATCTTCTGGTCAAGCTCTGCCAGGTTCTCCCGTAGGTCTTCCAGGATCATGCGATTCCTTTCAGCAGGGACCGCACCTGGGACAGCGCCCAGGCCGCGTCACTTTTTCGGGCGAGGAGTACGACGAGGGGGTCTAGGCTCACCGCTGTCAGCCGGGACCGTCCTAGGGCTATCTGACCCGCCCTGGACAGACGCTCTAGCTCGGATAGCGCGGAGCCTTTCGAGCGCCCTGAGGTGGTCTTCGTATAGGTAACGCCGATCTTCGTCATTCAGGTCCTCAGCCGCCATGTCCTTCAGGATTAACCCGGCAAAGAACCTAGCCTGATCGGAAAGATACGACACATCCTGTCCGTTTTGCAGCCCCCCTGGGTCATCTATGAACTGCGTCACGGAACAGCCGAATATGGATGCGGCCTTCTGTAGAACCTCTAAAGACGGGCGCACATCCTTCCGATAGAGGTAGTCCTTCAGCGTGGATTCATGGATTCCCAGCAGTTCGGCAGTATCGGATAGCTTGACCTTTTGGCGCAGCCGATACGCCTTCACCTCGGCTCTGAAAGAGGATCGCTGGGGCCAGATTTCGTCCATGGGTAAATCTTCGGCAGAATAGTCAAATATTCCATATGGTTTCCCCTTGCGTCTTATGGGATAGGTGCCCATACTTGTGGCATGGCAGACTTCCGCCCCCTCATCCCGAACATTTCGAGACTCGCTGAATCCCTTGGGTGCGACTACTCGCACCTTCATTCTGTGTTGAAGGGTGGGACACGACCTGGCCCTCAGTTCGCTATCCGGATTGAAGAAGCCACCAATGGCGCTATTCGTCGCGGTGATCTTCGTCCTGATCTCTGGCCTTCCAACCATTGCAACCCCCCATCCGGGGAGGCGGCGTGATGCCGTCTGGACCTTTCAATGTAGGGGTAATGCAACTATACGCAACCCCTAAATTTCAAAAGCCCCGCGTGAACGGGGCTCTGTAACTCACCCGCTATTCAGGAGCAGGCATGACAAGTATCAGAAACAAATACCGAGCCGTCAAGACCAACGGCTGCGATTCCAAGGCAGAGGCCAAGAGGAAAGCCGAGCTTGAGCTTCTGGCTAGGGCCGGGAAGATCACCGACCTTGAGTTTCAGCGTGAGTTCGTCCTGATCTCCAAGTCTGAGCATGGCCACGCCATCAAGTACCGCGCTGACGCCTGCTACCGGATCGACGGTCAGTTTGTGGTGGAAGACACCAAGAGCCCGATCACGGCCAAGAACCCCGTGTATCGACTGAAAAAGCGCCTTATGGCCGAAGTCTACGGGATCACGATCAGCGAGGTTGCCTAATGGGTGGCTTCACCAAGTTGTTCTCCAGCATCGTGACATCCAGCCTGTGGTGCCAGGACCATGCCGTTCTCCGGGTTTGGGTTGCCATGCTTGCCACCGCAGACGCCACCGGGAAGGTCGAGGGCGCTGTCCCTGGGTTCGCCAGCCTGTGCCGGGTGTCCATCCCTGAGATGGAAAGGGTCTTGGGAATCTTGATGGCCCCCGATGAATACTCACGGACCAAGGACCACGATGGGAAGCGCCTTGAGGTATGTGAGGGGGGATGGCGAATCCTAAACTACATGAAATACAGAGCCATCCGTGAGGCTGATGAGCGCAGGGAATACCAGAGGGAGTGGGATCGGACCCACCGCGCCAAGACTCATCCGACAAATCCGACAACTTCCGACAAATCCGACACGATCCGACCGAACCCGACCCAAGCAGAAGCAGAAGCAGAAGCAGAAAAGATAAAAGAAGGGTCGCCTTCGGCTCCCGTGGTGGATTTGGTTGCCAAGAGGAAAAGGAAGACCAAGGACGAGAAGATCCAGGGGTTCTCTCCCGACACGAAGGCCGTAGTCAATTCCCTTTTGGACATCTGGCCCCAGCGCGGGACCAACGGGGACGATACCTCCCCAACTGACATCGCCATCTTCGCCCAGCGGGTCTCTGAGATTCTGGACAGCGGGAATGACCGTGACCTGTTGATCGAGGCGGGGAAGCTCTACGCCACCACTCCGCGCCCCAAGTTCTCAGCCCCTCAATACTTCTTCGGGAAGACGGCCTACGGGGGGAAGGGCGATGCGCCCTGGGTGGGCTATGTGAAGTTGATCCTCACCAAGAGACAGTCACAGGTGGCCTCATGAGCAACCTTTGGGATGACCCCTACGCCTCTGTTGAACGGGCATTCAAACACGGACCATGGGCCGGGATGCCACCCCGTAATGAGTGGAACACCTCGCCGATGCACCGCAACCACGCAACCTGCATTGAGTGCGGATACAAGTGGGACCAGACGGACTTCACCTATCGGAGTCACCCCAGCAACCCACCGGAGACCCACAACATCTGCTGGAACTGCTGGATGATTGACAACAATCCAGAGAAGGTGGGGAAGTTCTGGCGGGCCATCGACGGGGTTAAACCTGAACCCAAGACCGCGAAATTGGATCACCTATGATGCCCGCCAGCTACCACCGGGAGCGCCGGTTGATGCTCATTGGGTTGGGACTCTGTTCCAAGTGTGGCCGTGTCGAACCTCGGGAGGGTGCGAAGGAATGCGCTGAGTGCCTTCAGAAGCGCCGGGAAGCCATGCAGAAGGCACGGGAGGCCCGATGAAGCCACTCCGCATCCAAAAACTCCGTGACGCGGCCCTGGATGCCCCCCACTGCATGAACCAGTCATGCCGTGCCGTGAACTGGGATGGTCAGCAACTTGTCCTGTGCCACCCCAACGGCCTCCGGTTTGAGAAGGGCACCGGCCAGAAGGGACATGACCTCGGAGCGTACCTCTGCAACCGCCCCGGAGGATGCCATGACCTCCTGGACGGTAGGGCTGGCGCCCTCACGCGGCTTGAACGAGACGAAATGTTCCTCGATGCGGCGTACTGGTCCACGGTTTGGCTGATTCAGTCGGGAAGGCTGGTGGCGAAATGAGGCCCCTCACCCTATGGGACGAGGCCACCGCATCCCAACTGTGGGGAGCGTTGAAGGGCTGGAAGGCTGCGGCGAATGTCGGGAAGCCGTTCACCGTGACCGTGCGGATACATGAGGATGCCCGGAGTCTTGAGGCCAACCGTTACTATTGGGCGCGGTTAGCTGAAATCGCAGAGCAGGCAGAGCCGCGATTCTCTGCCGAGGCATGGCACGAATTTCTGAAGCGGAAGTTCATCGGGTGCATCGACCTCCCAATGGGTCAGGTGGTCGGTATGTCCACAACGAAACTCAACTCAACCGAGTTCGCCCTGTATGTGACCCAGGTGGAAGCCTTCGCGGTCATGGAGTTGGGCGTCCAGTTTACGGAGGCAGCGTGAGATCCATTACCTGTGATGTGTGCGGCTCCACCATCCCTGCCGGGAAGGGGATCGCCGCAGTGTTGACAGCCAAGAACGGCGAAGAGATTTGGATCCATTTCAGCTCAAGCTGGGACCGCGCCGGGATTGGTATACCGGATGTTTGCAATGATTGCGTCCGGAAGGCGTTTGGTGGCAGAAATGACTGAACGACTCCCCAACGGCTCAGACGGATGGGTCGCACCTGAAGAACCCGCATACCCGGACGATGCCCAAGTCCTATTCCTGTGGCATGAGCGGGTATGTGATGGCCGGATCAAGGTCTGGTTTGACCCCCACGGCGTTCTCCACTTCCACGCGATGGGCCATCCCGGCTGCACTTTCGACCCTCCCAAGATCGGCTTCGACCACCAGGGGATGCCTGTATGACGCCCAGCCAAAAACGATGGTCCGAGAAGCGAAGCCTTGAACGGGCCGCGAAACGGGAGGCAAAGGCGCTTGGGATGACCATCACCCCGCCTACCCTCCCCAGCGACGAACCCACCGCCGAAGAACTCATCCAGACCCTCAAGACCAACTTCGCCCGGAAGGAAGCCCATGAACTCGCAAGGAAGCTCATCAGGGTTCAAATACCCATCACCGGACCCATCGGACTCATTCACTTTGGGGACCCTCATGTTGACGATGACGGGACCGACTGGAGCGCCCTGGAACGTGATATCCGACTGGTCCAGACAACCCCTGGGCTGTATGCAGCCAACATCGGAGACACTACTAACAATTGGGTCGGGAGGCTGGGCCACCTATACGGTCAGCAGAGCGTGACCGCGAAGCAAGCCTGGATCTTGGCTGAGTGGTTCATCAAGCAGCTAAGTGGTAAGTGGCTCTATATGTTGGGCGGAAACCACGACTGTTGGTCAGGTGATGGAGACCCCCTGCGCTGGGTAGCTGCCCATTGCAAGACCATGTATGAAGCAACTGAAGCCCGAATCGGCCTAGCCTTCCCCAATGGCCGGGAAGTGGTGGTCAACGCTCGGCACGACTTCGCCGGCGGATCAATGTGGAACCCGACCCACGGCCCCATGAAGGCGGCACAGATGGGCGTCAGGGATGACATCGTGATCTGCGGCCACAAGCACAAGAGCGGCTACAGCCCCCTGAAAGACCCCGAGACTGGGAAGGTCATGCACTGCCTCCAGGTGGCGTCCTACAAGCGGTATGACCGCTACGCCAGGGAGAAGGGCTTCAGGGACCAGAGCCTCAGCCCCTGCGTCGTGACCGTGATCGACCCGGATGCCAAGAACCCGGTGGACCTCATTCAGTGCTTCTGGAATGCCCAGTCAGGGGCCGATTACCTGACCTACCTTCGGAACCGGAGGGCGGCATGAGGTGGAAACGCCAGCAAGAGGCTTTCGGAACAAGGGAAAGGCGGGGGTTCCTGCTTATCCCTCAATTGTGTGTGACGGAAGACAACCTGGAAGAGTGGCGGTGGCTGGAAAGCGCCACATGGCTCGAAAGGCACTACTCGGGTTCTTGGTACCCCGTGAGGTGGCTATGACCTGGCACATCGAAACCGAATACAGGGGGGAGGATGATGTTCTCTTCCGCCTCCTGGAAGCCGATGCAGCTGGGGAACTGACCATCCGCGGCATCTTCATGGACCTGACCTGGGCCAAACGGTTCAAATCTGCTATCGAATGGCAGGAATCCCTCGGTCAAGGCATGGTCAAGCTGGCACAGGACGGAATCACGATTGATCCTAGGACCGGGCAGACCAAGCCAGTGGTCAAGCGCAGGGCTCCGGTGAAGGCCAAACCCGCAGCGAAGAAGAGGGGGACCAAATGAGAACCCGACGAACGGCCCTCGGACTCTGGCTCGGGTTGATAAGTGCTGTGGTCTATGCGTGTTGGTGCTGGGATCGGATTTGGGGGAATAGATGAGCAAAATCGGCACAGTGTCCACAAGTGGACAGCCTAAGCGCCCACAACCCAAGGGAGGCAGTAGGAAGGGCATCCCCAATAAGGCAACGGCCAACGCAAGGGAAGCCATCGCTCGATTCGTGGACGGGAACGCTGAACGGCTCCAGGGCTGGCTTGACCAGATCGCTGAGACCGATGGCCCCAAGGCGGCTTGGCAATGCTTCATGGACACGCTGGAGTTCCATGTGCCCAAGCTGGCCAGGACCGAGATGACCGGCAAGGATGGAGGCCCGATCCAGTCTGAGCAGAGGGTGCTGATCATTGAGGGGGTTATGCCGCATGAGTGAGCCGGGTTGGCAGGAAGAAGATCGAATCCAACAAGCCCTTGATGTTGTTCTAGACAATTGCTTTGATCTCATCATTAAAGAATTGATGACCACGAAACCAAAGGCACGAGAGCGGTTTATCGACAAGTGCCGGGAGGCGTTCTGTGTGGACTGTGGGTATGAATACCGCGCCAACAGTCTCGGTTGTTCCTGTAGCCGGGATGACTGATGACTGAGACCCGCATCCAGATCCCCAAGAAGCTGATAGGGCCGCTGTTCCAACCCCACCGATATAAAGTGTTTAAGGGTGGCCGAGGCTCTGCGAAGTCATGGAGCGTGGCCCAGGCGCTGCTGGCGCTCGGCTACCAGAAGAAGCTCCGCATCCTGTGCGCCCGTGAGATCCAGAAGTCGATCCAGGATTCGTCCTACAAACTCCTTTCGGATCAGGTTGAACGGCTCGATCTTGGTGGGTTTTACAATGTGCTGAAGACCGAGATTCGCGGAACCAACGGAACAGAGTTCCTTTTTCGGGGCCTCGGGAACCTCACAGCCGAGTCGATCAAGAGTTTTGAAGGTGTCGACATCGTGTGGGTTGAAGAAGCGCACACGGTAAGCGCACGATCTTGGGAGTTATTGATCCCGACCATCCGAAAGGAAGGCTCGGAGATCTGGATCACCTACAACCCTGACGAGGAAACGGACCCCGTTGATGTGAACTTCGTCCAGCGCACCCCGCCTGACTGCATCGTGACCGAGGTCAACTGGGACGATAACCCGTGGTTCCCCAGTGTGTTGAAGACTGAGAAGGATTACCTCTACTCCGTGGACCCTGACGCGGCGAACCATGTTTGGGGTGGTCAGTATCGCAAGGTCAGCGATGCCCAGATCCTGCGGGGGCGCTGGAAGGTGCAGGAGTTCGTGCCTGGTCCTGGCTGGGATGGCCCATACCACGGCATCGACTTCGGCTTTGCACAGGACGAAGGCACCCACATTCGCATGTGGATCTGGCAGGGCGACCTCTACATCGAATACGAGGCCGCTGGGCTAGAGGTGGACAACGATGACCTCTGTGACCTGTGGGACACCATCCCCAACGCTCGGGAATATCTGGCCCGTGCCGACTGTGCCCGACCTGAAACGATCAGCCATGTGAGGCGGCATGGGTACAACCGAGTCATCGCCTGCGAGAAGTGGACCGGCTGTGAACGGGATGGCATCGACCACCTTCGGACCTACAAGAACATCATCATCCACCCCCGCTGCAAGCTGGCGATCAAGGAGGCGAAGCTCTGGAGTTGGAAGAAGGACCGGATTACGGGTGACATCCTGCCTGAGACCACGGGCAAGTTTGACAACACCTGGGCGGCGGCTCGATACGGGCTGGAGCCAATCATCAAGTATGGGCTTGAGAACAGGCTTCCTGATGTGCCGGAGCCAACCGAGGAATACTTTGGCCGCGCAAGCGGGATGGGATGGCTGGGATGAAGGTCATCCGTGATGAGCGAACAGGCACGATGCCAGGCGGAGTTCCCCGTCCTTCCCGTTATCTGCGTGGCTGGATTGGTGAGCGCTATGTTCTGGCCCCAATTCCAGGAACCGAAGACCACAGGCTATTGACCGAGGCCACGGAGGTGATGCGATGACAAGAAAGCTCAAGCAATTCGTTGTTCGCCAGGAGTTCCCCGGTTCCCCCGTGATGGTCGCTGGTGGCCGTGCGTTTATGGGCCTGAAGCCTGGGGACATTGTAACCATTGAAGGTGTTTACGAACCCACACGATGGGAGCGCTTCAAAGAGTGGACGCCTAGACCGTGGCGTTCATGGTGGGCGCTGCGTGTTCGGTTCTACTTCTCCAACCTGTGGAACGCCATCTGTGGGAGGCGCTGGGATGACTGACAACGACCCCGTGATGGAAATCATCAAGCGGCTTGACCCCAACTTCCCCATCGAGCAGCTCATTGAGCTAGCAGGCGGAAGGCGTTGGCGCATCCCGTATGAGGTGCCCATCGACTACGGCCAGATCAGGCAGCAGATCCTAGCCGATCCATGCCGTGAGGTGCGAACCGTGACAAGGCGGTATAAGGTGAGCAGGGAGTTTGTGTATCGGGTTTGGAGGGCGGCTTAGATAGTCAACAACGGTGCCCTGACTAGACACACGGAATGACGAACCCTTAGGAAGCGGGAGCCGCTTTCGGCTTCAGGCCAGCACCGCTCAGCGGTCAGTGCTCCCGCCCCTTTGGGGTGTCGTCCTGTCTGATCCCGTCCTTATCTACCATCAAGGCTCAGGTCTCATCCGCAAGGTGGATGGGACTTTCGTTGCGTTGGGATGGGCTGGGAATGGGCTAGGGAAGAACAATCCCTCATGGCAGCACCAGAAGAACGAAGGACCGCTGCCGCGTGGGATCTACGAGGTCGGCCCATGGGAAGAGGAACACGCTGGGCTTGGGCCGATTGTGGCAAGCCTGAAGCAGATCCAGGGTGAGACATACGGGCGGTCAGGGTTCTACTTCCACGGCCCCGCGATGGATTCGGCCAAGTTCGGGCAGGAGTCTCGCGGCTGCATCGTGGTCCCGAGGGCTGGGCGGCTGAAGGTCAAGGACCTGGCTCCCGAGGGATCGCTGATTGAGGTGGTGGTATGAACTACCTCGCCCGGTTCCTCAATGCCGCTGACTCGTCTGCCAGCCTGCGCCATGCGGCCTATGCGCTGGTGGTCGTTGGCGGGTGCTTCTGGCTCTCCTGGGACCTCGTTAGGGGCCCAATCAATGCCGAGTGGTGCGCGGCCTTTGCCCTGCTGTTGGGTGCCGTGACCACGGGCAAGATCGTCGGCGCTGCGGTGCCACCTGCCCCCGTCAGTGGTTGTGTCGGAAACGGATCACCTGACGGGGGCGCTAAGTGATCAAGTGGGCCTTCTGCTTCCTGGTTCTAGCCTCAATCGGCATCATCGGCGCTCTGCTGTATGAGGCGTTCAAGATCTTCCGGGGCATGGAATGAGGGCCGCTGTCGGCTTCATCGGTCTCGGCCTCGTGATGCTGGCTCTGGCATCGCTTGCCGGGGCTTCGTCTTGCTACAAGAAGAGGGTTGAAGCAGCCCAGCACCAAGCCGCAATCGAACAAGGAAAGGCAGACGCTCATGCGGAGCAGGCCAAGGCGCAGGATGCCGCTATCTCGGACCTCAAGGCCAAGCTGGATGCGTCCAAGGCGGATTTGGGTCGGCTCTCTGATGAGCGTGGCGCGTTACTGCGAAAGCTGGCCGCTGCGAAACAGAACGGTGGAAATCCGGGTGTGTCCGTTGACGCTTCCGATGCGGCTCCCGTTGCTCCTGTATCAACTGACCTATCTGCCCAGGTAATCGCCAAGGATGCAGAGGTCATAGCGGCGCAAGACAGCCGGATAAAGGGCCTGGAAGAGTCCAACCGGCTCCTTTCGGCCTCTAGGGATGAGTGGAAAGCGGCCTTCGAGGCTGAACGCAAGCGATCGGCAGGGCTGGAGATTGCCCTGGACGCTCAGAAGCATGTGGCAAGTTCGGGTAAGTGGACTGGCAGGCTCCAAGGGCTGGCCATTGGTTTGGGCGCTGGTTTTGTAGCAGGACGCCTCCGATGAGCAGCGGAAATTCAGAGTTCACCCCACAGAGAAATCAAGGTCGGAGGGCTTCGGACATGGTTCAGGAGCCATCTGCTGATGACATGACCTGGACAAAGGCGAAGAACGCCCTATTGGTGGGGATCGCAAGCCTGCTGGCAACCGTTCTAGGCTCCGTGGCGCTGTCGATTGCGGCCGATGTGAGCAAGACACGCAGCGATCTGGCTGAGATCAAGGTCAACCTTGCCACCTTTCAGGCAAATGCAACGGCGGTAGAGGCTCGGGTCGGGAAGGTTGAGGCGTGGAAGGAAAAGCATGACGAGGATGACCGCGCCCGGTTCCGAATTGCTGGGGTGCGCTAATGGCCCTCTTCGGTCGTAAAAAGTCCCTGTCGAGCTACACAGAACCCAAATACGCGGATCTGCTCCAGGAGGCGCGGGAACGGTTCAAATACGCCGCCGAGGCTGACGAACTCCAGCGCAACCTTGAATTGGACGATCTGCGCTTCTGTGATCCTGACGGACAGTGGCCAGATGACATTCGCTCCCAGCGTGACGCAGAGGGTCGCCCTTGCCTGACGGTGGATCGGCTTGGGCCCTTCGTCCACCAGATCGTGAACGAGCAACGGCAGAACCGCCCTCAGCCTTCGGTGAATCCCGTTGGGGATGGTGCCGACAAGGAAACGGCTGAAATCTTCCAGGGCATGATTCGCCACATCGCCTACATGAGCAACGGCGATACGGCGATTGATACGGCCTTTGAGAGCCAGGTGCGCTGTGGGCGTGGGTATTTCCGCGTCCTGACCGAATACACGGACCCCGAGAGCTTTGACCAGGATGTGGTCATCAAGCGGATTCCCAACCCGCACATGGTCTACATGGACCCTGCCGCGACTGAGCCGGATGGGGCTGACGCTGAGTATGCGTTCATCACCTCGTATATCCCGGCCAATGTCTACCGCAAGGAATACCCCAAGTCCAAGCTGGCAACGCTGGATGATGGGGACTGGACCAGCATCGGGGACACGGCTCCCGAGTGGGCGCAGCGTGACGGCTCTGCGGTCATGGTGGTCGAGTATTTCCGCCGTTTGCGGAAGTCGGTCACGGTCTACCGGCTTGAGGATGGTTCGACCACCACGGAACTTCCCGAGGGTGTTGAGGCTGTGGACAAGCGCACCTCGCTCCAGTCTGAGGTCCAGTGGTTCAAGCTGAATGCCATTGAGGTGCTGGATCAGACCGTCTGGCCCGGTAAGCACATCCCCATCATCCCGGTCTATGGGACCGAGTTGAATGTTGACGGTGTTCGCACCTGGGCTGGCCTGATCCGGTCTGCCAAGGACGCACAGAGGGCGTTCAACTACTGGAAGAGTGCCCAGGCCGAGACTATTGCGCTTGCTCCCAAAGCTCCCTGGGTTGGCCCCAAGGGGTTCATGGGCAATATGAAGCAGATTTGGCAGAGCGCGAACAAGCGGCCTCTGTCGGTCTTGGAGTATGAGGGCTACGACTCCCAGCAGCGGCCCCTTGCCCCGCCCCAGCGGAACATGGTCGAGCCGCCCATTCAGGCCATCACGATGGCTATGCAGGGCGCTATCGACGATCTCAAGGGCACCACGGGCATGTATGACGCCAACCTCGGAGACCGTGAAAGCGGCCAGTCCGGCGTGGCGATCCGTCAGCTTCAGCGGCAGGGTCAGGCTGGTTCGTTCCACTACGCTGACAACCTTGCGCGGTCCATCCGGCACCTTGGGCGAATCTTGGTTGACCTCGTGCCGAAGATCTACGACACGGAGCGCACGGTTCGCATCATCAAGCCCGATGAATCCTCCGATACGGTCAAGATCAATGGCCCCAGCGGTGTGAAGGACAAGAAAACCGGCTTGGAGAAGGTCTACAAGCTCGATGTGGGCACCTACGATGTGACCGTCAGTGTCGGCCCTGGGTATCAGACCAAGCGGCAGGAAAACCTGGCCTTCCTTGAGTCCTTGATGCAGGGTCCGATGGGCCAGCTACTCACGGGCGCGGCCCCTGACCTCGTTATGTCCATGACGGACTTCTCGATCTCCCCGCAGTTGGTGGAGCGTTTGAAGAAGACTCTCGCTCCAGAGCTTCAGGACAAGCAAGACGGGCAGGAAGGCCCCGGCATCCCGCCCCAGGTCCAGCAGCAGCTTCAGCAGTCGGGCCAGATGATCGAGCAACTGTCTCAGAAGGTCCATGAACTCATGGATCAGTTGGAGTCCAAGAAGGCGGAAATCGACGCCAAGAATCAGGCGGAGCTTGAAAAGGCGAAACTCGATGCCGCGACCAAGCTCCAGATCGCTCAGATGGACAATGAGAGCAAGATCCTCATCGCTGAAGCGCAGATCATGGGCGGCGGTGCCGTTCCTGAACTCAAGCAGCAGTTGGCGGAACTCAAGCAGCAGCAGGAAGAGATCGCAGAACTCACGCTGGCCCTTCACGGCGCTGTGATGCCTGCCGAGGCGCAGGAACTCCAGCCCGATTCAGAACCCGTGGGGGCCGAATAATGGGCGTCCTGATGAATCTTGCCCGGGGTGACGGTTCTACGACCGTCTTCAACCTGCCCAACAATGCCTACACGGGCGAAGTGGTCTTGGTCGGGGATGGCGTTACGACCCAGGTCGTCATTGAGACGCAGACGCCCTATACGACCTTCATCTACAAGGTCACGAATGGGACGCCTACCGCCCTCGTTCTGACCACGGACTACACCCTGACCGCTGTCACGGCTTCGGCGCAGATCCTGACGCTCAACGTGGCTCCAGCCTTCGGGGTGCTGATCTACGGATCATCCGAGCCGATCCTTTACAAAGCCGACTGGCAGGGGACGGGCCTTCTTTACAAGACACAGCGCACCAACCTCCTGACCTATGGCGATGCCATGACGGGTGCTGGGTGGTCCTTCGCCACTGGCGGAACGGGTGTGGGAGGCGGAGTTGCCACGGGCTCACAGATCGGACCTGATGGGAACACCTCGGCTGTGCGACTCCAGATGACGATTGCGGCTGGGACCACGGCTGGGGACTTCGTGCAGTATTGGCACTCTGCGCTGGTTCTGGACGGTGTCTCGACCTACACAGACTCGTTCTGGATCAAGTCGAATACGGCATCCAGCTACACGATCCAGTGGACCGACCCCGCAAATAATACCAAGTTGCTAATCGTCACCCCTACATGGACGAGGGTCCAAGGGGCTGCGGTTGGTAACGCCTCGTCCCGCATCCGTTGGTTCCTACAGGGCAATGCCGCCGTTGATAAGACGGTAGACATCCTGGTTGCCAAGGTGCAGACGGAACTTGGATCTGCCGCCACGCCGTTCATCCCGACCCCAGGCGCGGCTTCTGTGTCGGTTACTGACTACGCCCTGAGTGGCAACGGGACCGTCATCACGATGGCCTCTGCCCCGCTTGGCAATACCGCCCCCGCTGGAGCAGACCAACTCCTTTGGGATGGATGGACCTATGACCGCAATTAACCGCGATGGCATCCCGCTGTCGCCCCTTTCGCTGCTGGCTGACGCTGGCAAGGAGCAGTAATGAGTGAACTAGAAACCGACCTCGTGTTTGATGGCGTCCCGGAACTGGCTCCTGAGCCGGAACCTGAACCCGTTCCTGAGGTCGAACCCACCCCCGAACCTGAGCCCACGCCCGAACCTGAAGCCGATCCCGAGCCCGAAGCTGAGCCGGAGAAGCCGAAGAACAAGCCTGGATCTCAGAAGTGGCGGGAACGGGCAGAACGGGCCAAGGAAGAGGCAGAACACTGGAAAGCCGTTGCGCTGGCTGGTAAACCCGCCGAAGCCCCGAAGCCTATTCAGACCGAAGGAGCGCCCACCCAGGATCAGTTCGAGACCCATGCCGAATGGGTTGAGGCTCTGACCGACTGGAAGGTTGAACGCAAGCTTGCCGAAGCAGAGGCCAAGCAGAACAGCCGGAAGGTCGAGCAGTCCTGGGAGCAGAAGAAGCAGGAAGCGAGGAAGGATCTACCCGACTTCGACGATGTGATCGCCGACATGGACGAAGCCCCGGCACCTGTGGTGCTGGCGGTCATGAACGAGTCTGCCCACACCGCGAAGATCGCGTATCACCTTGCCCAGCATCCCGAAGACCTGCGGCGCATCAACCGACTCTCGCCCCCTGCGGCTGCTCTCGAAGTGGCCCGTATCGAGGCGAAGTTTGACGCGAAGAAAGAACCCCCACCGGCCCCCAAGCCGGTATCCAAGGCACCCAAACCCCCCAGTCCTGTTGCTTCTCCCTCCGCGGCGAAGCCCAGCGATGACGGGAGGCTTGAGACCTACTGACCCATCACTCCTTTGGCGGATAAATACCGCCCCCTCGGAGAAAACCAATGGCAGCGAATGCTTACAACAATGTAGCCAGTATTTCCAAGATGGCTATGGATTGCCTGGAGAACAACCTCACCTTCTCCAAGTTCGTGAACCGGCAGTATGACGACCAGTTCCGCGACAACGGCGCGAAGAACGGCGATACCGCCAACATCCGCATCCCTGGCACCTACAGCGTCCGTTCTGGCGCCGTGGCTCAGCCTCAGGGCTACAACGACACCTACAAGAGCGTCACGCTGAACCAGTATGGCGTTGACCTCGCCTTCACCACCAAGGAACTGCGCCTCAACGTCGAAGACGGCGAAGCCTTCAAGCAGAACGTGCTGAACCCGATGATCGCCCCCCTGGCGAACTACATCGACCTGCTCGGCCTCCAGCAGTATTCCTCGATCTACCAGGCCACCGGCACCCCCGGCACCGCCCCTACCGATCTCGGCACCTTCCTGGACGCCGGCGCGATCCTCGATGAAGCCTCTGTCCCCCGTGACGGCGAGTGGTCGGCCATCATGAGCCCCCGCACTCAGTCCAGCATCGTGGGTGGCCTCAAGACCCTGTTCAACCCCCAGTCCGACATCGCCGAGCAGTACAAGAACGGCACGATGGGCCGTCTGGCTGGTGGCTTCAAGTTCAGCATGGACCAGAACGTCCAGACCCAGACCTTCGGCACCGTGGCTCAGACCACTGCCCAGGTCACGACCACCCTCCCGGCTGAAGGCGCTACCTCGCTGACCGCCAACAGCGGCTCCGGCAACGTGGCCGTGGGTGACGTGTTCACCATCGCTGGCGTCTATAAGGTCAACCCCGTGTCCAAGGCTTCCACGGGCCAGCTCCAGCAGTTCGTTGTGACCTCTGCCGGTGCATACACCACCCTGAACTTCTCCCCCCCGATGTATACCGCCGCCTCTGGCCCCCTCCAGAACATCACGGCGCTGCCGATCAGCACCGCGGCCATCACCTTCCTGTCTGCTCCTTCCAAGGTCAGCCCGGCCAACATGGTCTTCCACAAGGACGCTTTCGGTCTGGTCTGCGTTGACCTTCCCAAGCCCGAGGGTGTGAACGTGACCCGCGTCCGCAGCAAGAAGCTGAACGTGGCGATCCGTATGCTCCAGTGGTACAACGGCACCCAGGACACGGAACTCTACCGCTTGGATGTGCTGTTCGGCTGGACGGTCCTGCGTCCGACCTTCGCCGTCCGAGTCCAGGGCTAAGACCTCATAGGGGGTGGGCTTCGGCCTGCCCCCTCCTTCCCATTCCACTAGGAGAGATTCCACATGCCTTCCACCCCTTACGCTTCCAGCGGAGTAAATCGCTTCCCTGGCGCATACATGCTGACCGTTCCGGTCTTCGCTGCCTCGGCCATCACCAATGCCGACGAACTGACCGACTTCGTTCCCGGCCACGCCTTCAAGGTGCTGTCCGTTGACTTCGTGACCGTGACCCCCATCACGACCGCCGCGAAGACTGCCACCGTGACCCCCTACATCGACGGCACCGCCGTTCCTGGTGTGGTCCTGACCGTGGCTGGCACCAAGGCCAAGGGCGTTGTCACTTCGTCCACCGCTGCTACCACGCCCCTGCTGGGCACCGCCACCTCCAAGCTGAAGCTGACCGCTTCGGCTGTGACGGCCTTCGTTGAAGGCGCTGGCTACTTCGTCGTTCACATCCAGAACATGGACGCCTGCTAGTCCAAACCGGGGAGGGGTTTCGGCCCCTCCCCACCTTTTCGGGGTTCCAATGGCTACAGTTCGTGAGATTTGCACCGATGCGCTCATCGAATTGGGCGTTCTGGACCCTTCCGAGACGCTGGATGCGAACCAGGCTGCGTTTGCGCTTCGGACACTGAATCGAATGCTCCAGGTGTGGAACACGGAAGACCTCATGGTCTACACCGTGAACCGGACCACCTTCAACTTGGTTGCGGGGCAGCAGGTTTACACGCTCGGCACGGGTGGCAATTTCAACATGAGCCGCCCCGCACGAATCGACATGATTTCCATTCTGGTGAACAACGGCACCTACCCGTTGGAAATCCCGCTTCAGATCCTCACGGATGAGGAATGGCGGGATACCTCGATCAAGACCACGCCTAGCATCTGGCCCACCAAGGTCTGGATTACCGGGAACATGCCGCTCAACTCTTTGTATTTCTGGCCCGTCCCGCAGGATTCCACGGTCGATTGCATCATCTACTCATGGGGCAAGATGGACGGCTTCACCTCCATCAATGACACCGTGAGCTTCCCGAATGGCTACGAAGAGGCTCTGGTCACGAACCTAGCCATGTTCCTGAGTTCGTCCTATGGCATCCAGCCCCAGGGGACTTTGGGCCTTCGCGCAGCCATGAGTAAGAGCGCCATTCAGAGCCTCAATGTGGGGCCGCTTTACGCCACGGTGGACGGCGGTCTGCTCAGTGGACGCGGTAACAGTCTCGCCATCCAAACCCAGGGCCTCCAGGTTGATCGTTAGGAGATGACATGAAGAAGGAAATCGGCATCCCGAAGAATGCCCCGAAGGCCGCGAAGGTGGCTGACGAGAAGATGGACAAGGCCAAGGGCATCAAGGAAGGCTCCAAGGCTGACCTCAAGGCTGATAAGGCCATCGTCAAGAAGTTCAAGGGCGGGAAAGAGACCTACTGATGAGGCTTCCGGGGTTCATTGGCCCGAGTTACACGCTGAGCACGATCCCTTTGGATGCTCAGCAGACAGTGAACCTCTATCCCGAGCCCGATGAACTCCAGACGGGCAAGGATGGCTCTATCGGGGCCCTCGTATCCCGTCCAGGGCTCACCAAGCGGCTGACGCTGCCCCAGGCGCCCATTCGTGGCATGTGGCGTGTCTCCAGCAATGGTCGCACCTTCGCCGTGGCTGGGTTCGGGTTGTATGAGATCTTCGATGACTGGTCCTACACGCTCCGGGGATCGCTCAAGACGAACACCGGCAACGTCTCGATGTCGGACAACGGCGTCCAGTTGATCGTGGTGGATGGCACCTATGGGCACATTCTGACCTTCATTAATGACATTTTTGAGCCCACCACCTCGGATGCGTTCTATTCGTCCAACAAGGTGGTTTTCATTGATGGGTATTTCGTGCTGGTTCGGCCTGACTCGGACCAGGTGTATCAGTCGGCATCCTACGATGGCCTGACCTACGGGGCGCTGGACTTCACGACCGTTGAGGCATCCCCCGATAAGACGATCACGCTGCTCCCCTACCGGAATCAGCTTGCGATCTTCGGGGAACGGACTACGGCCTTCTACTACGACTCCGGGAATACCGCCTTTGCCTTTGATCGTGTCCAGGGCGCCCTGATTGAGCATGGCTGTGCGGCTCCGCTGTCCGTTGCCAAGGATGGGGACACCCTGCTCTGGCTTGGTCAAGACGAATACGGCTCCGGCGTGGTCTACAAGGCCGTTGGATATCAGGCAGGCCGAGCCTCGAACTACGGCGTGGAACTCGCCATTCAGGGCTACGGGACGATCTTTGACGCCTCCGCCTTCTGCTTCCAGATGAGGGGCCACACCTTCTATGCGCTGTCCTTCACCGATGCGGACACCACTTGGGTCCTCGATGTGCAAATGGGCCAGTGGGTTGAGTGGAGGTCCACCAAGGATGACGGATCACAAGGCCGATGGAGGGCCAATGCCCATGTCTTCGCCTTCGGAGAGCATCTGGTCGGGGACTTTGAGGATGGACGGATTTACAGCATCGACTATTCCAACTTTACCGACGATGACCAACCCATCCTGCGGCGGCGGCGTTCCCCCCATGTGTCCGCCAACCTCAAGCGCCTCGTGCATTCCAAGTTCCAGCTTGACGCCCGGTATGGTGTTGGCACGAATGCCGGCCAGGGCCAGCAACCTTCCGTGATGCTCCGGTATTCGGACGATGGCGGTTACACCTGGAGCGCCGAGAAGTGGACCAGCCTGGGCCGGATCGGTCAGGGCTTGGCTCGTGGTATCTGGCGGCGTTTGGGCTTCAGCCGTAACAGAGTCTACGAGGTGTCCATCACAGACCCAGTGGATGTGGCACTAATTGGTGCGGACCTTGACGCCATTCCGGGGGCTTCGTGACGCTTGCTCCTGCTCCGATCCGCGAGGACATCCAGCCCATGCCCCCGGCGTGGTCGATCTGGTTCCAGAACGCGGTGCAGGCGATCAACAGCGGCGGTGGAAGTGCTTGGGGCTCCATCACGGGCACTCTCGCAGATCAGACGGACCTCCAGGCGGCTCTGAACGCAAAGCAGGCGGCGTATACAATCCTGACCACCTTCGGGAGCCTCCCCGATGCGGCTGGCTATCTCTACAACGATGGCTCCGGGGTTCTGAGCTACACGACCCCCGCGGGTTCGGGCACCGTGACAACGGTCTCTGTGGCCTCTGCGAATGGTTTTGCGGGGACGGTAGCCAATGCCACCACCACCCCCGCCATCACGCTCACCACGACCATCACGGGGCTTCTGAAGGGCAACGGCACGGCCATCAGCGCGGCCGCTGCCGGGACGGACTACCAGGCCCCATACGCCAATCTGACCTCTATTGGTGGCCTCGCTAACGCTTCGGGAGCCCTGACCAATAATGGGGCAGGCGTTTTCAGCTATGCGTCCTACCAGCCCTTGACCACAAACCTGACCTCCATCGGAGGTCTGGCAAATGCCCTCGGATGGCTAAAGAACGATGGTGCTGGGGGATTCAGCTACTCGACCCCCACGGCTTCCCAGGTCGGGGCCATGCCTGCTGTTGCCAATCTGACCCTCACGGCCCCGGCATCGGCCACCACCCTCACACTTGCCAGCGGCTCGACCTTCACCACGGCTGGGGCATTTGCTTTCCAGTTCACGATTCCTGGGGCCTTTACCTACACTTTCCCCGGAGCGACCAGCACCCTGGCCCGTAGCGATGCGGCGCAGACCTTCACGGGTGTTCAGACTTTCTCGGCTACTTCGGTCTTTACCCTTGGTCACACCCTGACCGCGAGTGCTGCTGTGGCTACCGCTGGGTATATGGGCTATGACTCCACCCAGCTTTCCCACGGCTTCTTTGCCCGTGGCGTGAAGCAGATGAACACTACGACCCTGTTCACGCAGACCGCGACAGGGACGAACGGCGCTAACACGGCCATCACGAACATTCTCGGCACGGGCACGGGCACCGCGGTCCTCCCGGCTACCTGGACGCTCACGGGCAAGACAGTCCGAATCCGCGTGTGGGGAACGGTCACAACTGCCGCTGCCCCTGGGACAACCGTCATCACGCTTCGGTGGAACGCAGGAACGCCCGTGAGCATCGTTGCCAGTCCCAGCCTGACGCTCACGGCGTCCATGACCTCCCAGCCGTTCATGATCGACCTGACCGCTACCTGCCGGTCGGCTACCTCCGTGATGGCCGGTGGAACCTTCACGGTGTCCAACTCGACCACAGGTATCAGCGCTCTGGTGGTCCCGATTGGCACGACCACGGCGGCGACTGTGGTCCAGGCAACCTCCTACACGCTGGAAGTCTGTGCCACCAACGGCACGGCCAGCGGAACGGTTTACACCACGCAGGGCGCAAGTATCGAGGTGCTGAATTGACCACCTTCCAGGTTGAATACCGCGACGATTTGGGGCTAGCGCTGCCTCAGATGGAAAAGCAGATGCTCAATCTGCCGCAGGAAGTCGCCCCGGTTATTCACCGCTTCGCACCTGGCCTGTATATCCGCGAGGTCATGCTTCCCGGTGGGACATTCGCCATCGGTCATGAGCAGACCACGGAACACCTGAACATCATGCTCAAGGGCAAGGTCCACATGGCAGATGGGGCCACGCTCACGGCTCCAATGATCTTCGTGGGCAAACCTGGCCGTAAGTGCGGCTTCATCGAGGAAGACACGGTTTGGCTGAATGTCTACGCCACCGAGGAAACCGATGTGGAGAAGCTGGAGGCCACCTACCTGAAAAAGTCGGAAGTGTTCAAGGAACACAAGACCGAGCAGATGGGGACCGAGGAAGCCCGTGAGGACTTCGCCCGGATGCTGGATGACCTCGGAGTGACCGCTGAACTCGTGGGCCAGCAGAGCCAGAACGAATCCGACCAGATCCCCATGCCGCATGGCTCCTACAAGTTCCAGGTGGCACCTTCTCAGATCCACGGGCGCGGGGTGTTCTCCTGCGGTGGGTATGAGGCCGGTGAACTCATCGGGGAAGCCAATGTGAAGGGCTGTAGAACCCCCCTGGGGCGCTACACGAACCACTCTGGCACCCCTAACGCTCAGATGGTCCGTCATGCCTCGGGGATCAACCTCGTGGCGCTGCGGCCCATCGAGGCACAGAAGGGCGGGCAGTTGGGCGAAGAAATCACGGTCGATTACCGACAGGCGCGAATGGAGGCACTTCAATGTCTAGCGTAGCTACTATCTCGGCGGTTGCGGCTATCGGCGGGTCGATGATCCAGGCCAACGCATCCAGGAATGCGGCTGACCGTGCCCAGGGTGCGGCTCGGGACGCCAATTCCCTTCAGTGGAATATGTTCCAGCAGAACCGGAACGACCAGGCCCCCTGGCGGACCACGGGCGGGGCTGCGCTGGGCCAGTTGGGAAACCTCATGGGGCTCAACTCTCAGGCCACCTTCAACGAGGATGCCTACCTCAAGGCGCATCCAGAGGCCCAGGCCCGTATGTTCAACACCGGCATGAGCGCCTATGAAGACGCCATGAAGCAGTATGGCGGGGCGGGTTCTGCCGATCTGGAGCAGTTCTTCACCCGTGGGCAGGACTTCGGCTCGATGTCGAAGGACTTCAGCATGGCCGATTATCAGCAGGACCCTGGCTATCAGTTCCGGCTTGAGCAGGGCGCCAAGGCTCTGGAACGGGCTGGAGCGGCCAAGGGTGCCCAGTTGTCCGGCGCTCAGATGAAGGGCCTGACCGACTACAACTCCGGCATGGCCTCCCAGGAATACGGCAACGCCTACAACCGTTTCATGCAGAACCGGACTACCCGCTTCGGTGAACTGTCGAACCTTGCCGGTTTGGGCCAGTCCAGCGTGGGCCAGACAGGGCAACTTGGGCAGAACGCGGCTACCAACATGGGCAATAACCTCACGGGTGCCGCGAACATGAGCGGAGCGGCTGGGCTTGCCGGTGCCAATGCCATGACGGGTGCGCTCAACTCTGCGGCGAATAACTGGAATTCCTACGTCCAGAACCAGCAGCAGCAGGCTAACCGGATCGGCTAAGGGGGAAACATGGCGCTCGATCCTTCAATCTTCAGCATGGCGAACCGGCCCACGGTTGCGCTTGAAAACCCGATGGACATTGCCATGAAGCAAATGGCGATGCAGCAGGCCCGTCAGCAGATGGAATCCGGCAATCTCGACCTCCAGGGCAAGCGTCAGTCGTTGGCCGATGCAGCCGCGATGCGTCAGGATGTGGCGGCAGCGAATGGCGACCCCGAAGCCCTCAAGGCGGCTCTGCTCAAGCGTGGGAAGGTCAAGGAAGTCCACGAGATGACCACCGCTGGCCTCCAGGCGCAGAAGGCGGCTCACGATGAGCAGAAGGCCAAGCTTGAGGCCCTGTCGTCCCACAATCAGCGCATGGCGGCTCTGTTTGGTTCCGTGACCGATCAGAACTCCTACCAGTTGGCCGTTCAGCAGGCCCAGGAAGAGGCCAAAACCACCGGGATGCCCGTTGCTCCCATGCCTCCGCAGTATGATCCGGCCTTCGTCCAGAACGCTCTCAAGCGGTCTATGACGGTCCAGCAGCAGTTGGACGCGGCTAAAGCTCAGTTGGAGGCCACCAAGTTCTCAGGGTTCCACGCTGGAGCGGATCAAACCGCCTATCAGGTCAACGGCGCGGGACAGGCTCGGCAGATCACGGGGCCGGATGGGAAGCCGCTGCGGGTCCCCCCCCCTCAGACCGCCATTGCCATGCAGCAGATGAACAGCACCTATGACGGGTCTACGCCCCTGAACCCTGGGCTTGAAGCCATCGCAAAGGGCATCGCAAAGGGCGACCAGGACATGCTCGTCAGCGCTCGGTCAATGCCCAAGTTCGCCGACATCAACGCCCGTGCTGCTTTCATCAGGGATCAGGCAGGCCAGGGCGATCTGTTGGGCAAGTCTCAGGTTCAGGCCCGTGCCTCCAGCCTCAAGGACTTTGAGACGGGTGGCAAGTCGGGTCAGACGATCAACGCCCTGAACACGATGACGGAACACCTCAACACGGCGGCTCGGCTGTCCCAGGCGCTCCAGAATGGCGATATCCAGTTGGTCAACAAGATCCGGCAGGAACTTCAGAAGCAGACCGGAAGCCCTGCGCCTACGGACTTCGCCACACTCAAGCAGTTCCTAGCGGGTGAAGTCGCCAAGGTCGCATCCGGCAACCACATCACGGAAGCCGAGATCAAGTCCGCATCGGAGAGGCTGAACGCAGCGCAGAGCCCCGCACAGTTGGCCGGTGTCCTTTCGACCATGCAGGAGGTGGCAGGCGGCAAACTGGTCGCCTTGAACCAGGACTACAAGCGCATCACGGGCAAGACGCTGGAGGATGACAAGAGGCTCACTCCCGCCACGGCTAAGGCGTTCAAGACCGCCCAGCAGCATATTGAGGGGGCTTCTGCCACTGAGGCATCCAAACCCTACGCGGGTCGGTATCTGTCCAAGGACGCGGTTGCCAAGATCGCCACGCAGAAGGGCATGACCTACGCCCAGGCTGAGAAGCAGTTCACCGATGGCGGCGGGGTGGTTAAGTGAGCGATCCCTTCCTGGAGGCATCCAAGCCGGTAGCAGATGATCCGTTCCTTGCGGCTTCCAAGCCTGTTGATGGTGACTGGCAATCCCGTGTAAAGCCCATCGACCTCGGCAACGGTAAGCAGTCCGTCCAGCGTGAGGATGGCGGGGTTTACTTCGGCCCCGATCAGGGCAATAAGGGCAAGCCGGGATGGTTCGACGCCAAGGGCATGAGGCTCGGAGACGCACCGGGCAAGCCTACGGGGTTCATGGACTCGCTGACCAACGACCTACAGGCCAAGGCCCAGCAGGACCGTCAGAAATCCTTTGTCGGCGGCTTGGTGCCCAACCAGGTCGGCGGCATGACTGGCGGCTTGGTCAAGGGCGGAATGGCTGCGGCCCAGCTTGGCGCTCACGCTCTTGGCTCTAGCGCGATGGATCGCCCTGTTGAGCAGTATGGGCAGTTCCAGCGTGAGAACTTCGGAGAACAGCCCGTCATGGAGGCTGTGGGCCAGGTCGCCCCGTTTGTTGGCACGGGTGGCAGTTCTGCGGCTCCACAGGTTCTGTCCACGGCTCAGAAGGTTCGCGCTGCGCTTGCGGCCATCGGCAAGGCTTGGGCCACGGGTGCTGTTGCTGCCCCTGCCCTGACCCCGGAAGAGGGCGTTAAGGATGCCCAGGACTTCTGGCAGCGGAAGCTGGCAGAGGCCAAGTTGGGCGGCAAGGCTGGCCTTGTCCTTGGTGGCATCGGGCAGGGCGTGGGCGCTGTCGCAACTCGGCTCAAGTCCGCTTTGACCCCCGAGGCCCAGGCCATCCAGGATCTCGGAGATCGGTTCGGGGTTCGGACGCTTGCCCCGGATCTGACCGCAACTCCCGGCATGAACAAAGCCGCTGTGCTGGCTGAGTCCGTTCCCGGTTCGGGAATGGTGAATCAGCGGCTAGCTCAGCAGGCCGAGGCCAAGGCTGCGGCTCAGAAACTCCTAGATCAGCATGGGATCGAGGGTGATGCTTCCACCAAGATCCAGGAGGGTCTCCAGAAGCGCCTAGCGAGTGCCAAGTCTGCGGCCAAGGCCGCGTATGACCATGTTGCCCAACTCGCAGAGGGCAAGGGCGAAGTCCCGTTGGATGAAACCCTCAAGGCCATTCAGGATTTCAAGGCCAAGGAAGCCGCTGCCGTGGTCCCTGACCAGGGCTTGATCGGGCTGCTCGACAAGATGGAATCACGGATCAAGTCTGGACAGAGCAGCAATGCGGTTACGGTTGCCCGGAAACGAGGTGCGTCTACGGATTACTTCATCAACTCCGCAGAAGGAAAGCCAATTGGCGGTGGGGGTGTCGTTGAAACTCCAGAATCCATCCAGGCAAGGGCTTTTAGAATTACTGAAGATACCAATCGTGGGTCGGGGGATGGGGTAAGGGCCTATAAGTTTTGGGCGGATAAAGCGATTAAGGAGGGAAAACCGTTCCTGAGTGATGAGGTTGTCACGCCGGATGCGGCAAATATCTACAAAGCGCTTGAGAAGCGTGGGTACACAGTAGAAAAGAACCCCGCTGCGTATTTTGAGGATGGGAGCTGGATGGCTCCTGGCAAGTGGGTATTTAGGATCATAGGTGGTCCAAAGGCTGGCGTTGACCTGTCCTACCAGGGCGTCAGGGGACTCCGGTCTGATCTCGGCTCAATGATCTCGGACTACTACAAGGGCACCAATGCGGCCACCGGCTCCAAGGGCGTCAATGTCCTCCAGGGCATCAAGGGAGCTATTGAGGGCGATCTAAACGCCTTCACGACCAAGAACGGCCCCGAGATTGCCGCCGCCGCAAAGAAGGCCGATGCCATCTACAAGGGCGAGGTGGTCCCATTCAAGGACCGTGCGCTGGCCTCTGCGGTGAAGTCCTCGGAGCCCGACCAGATCTACCGCACCTTCATCCAGCAGGGTAAGGGGGACAGGGCACAGAAGTTCTACAACGCTCTGGACCCCGAAGGCCAAGCCGCTGTCCGGTCACAGATGGTCCGGGACGCTTTCGAGAAGGCCACAGAGAAAGACGGTGTGTTCAGCCCTGCCAAGTTCGCCCAATCGCTTGAGAAGGTCAAAGACGCGTCCGGCGTGTTCTTCAAGGGCCAGGACAAGTTTGAACTGGACGGATTTACCAACCTCATGCGCCACATTCAGAGGGCCGGTCAGGTTGCCGAGAATCCCCCCACGGGCCAGCGGCTTATCCTCGCGGCGTTGGCAGGTGAAAGCGCGGGAACCCTTGGGAGGATGGCGGGGCATGGCCCTGAGGCTGGCGTGGCCGGTCTAGCTACCGCAGCCACCGCCATGACTTCGGCTCGGCTGCTGACCAAACTCTTTAGCTCCAAGGTCGGCAAATCCTTACTCCTTGCCGCCTCAGACGCTCCAGTCGGTAGCTCGGCTATGGAACGGCTCATTGAGAAGGATCTACCCAAGCTCATGGGCTCGGCTCCCAATGTCACCCCGCTTCGCACTCTCCCCGCAGCCGCATCAACCGGAACCCCTGACCAGATCGCCAAGTCCGAATAGACAACCCCTCCCTTGACCGTCAATCGGTCCCCTCGGAGAACACATGACCGCCTTACTGGCTCCATTTCCCAAATTCAAGGCTACGGACGGTGCGGGGGCTACCCTTCCCGGTGCCCTACTCTACACCTACGCAGCGGGGACCACGACTCCCCTTGCAACCTGCACCGATTCAACGGGCGCGGTGTTCAACACGAATCCCGTGGTCTGCAATGCTTCGGGTGAGGCCAATGTCTGGCTTACCGCTGGGACGGCGTATAAGTTCGTCCTGACGGATTCCGTGGGCGTGGTCCAGTGGACGGTGGACCAGATCACAGGCGGTCTACAGGGGCAAGCTGGCGACCCCGGCAGCACCTGGCGGAACGGTGCGGGTGTCCCCTCGGATTCCATTGGAAGCAATGGGGACTATTACCTCGACACGAACACGGGCGACATTTACGCCAAGTCCACGGGCGCCTATGGGCTCGTGATGAACATCAAGGGGCCTCCGGGTTCCTCGGTCAATGTCATCAAGAACGGCTCGTTCTACGAGGGCCTGAACCCCTGGAACAGTCTGGCCTCTGCGCCTTCGGCTGGCGTGACTCCCACGGCTCCCAGCATCGGAACGGGACACACGGCGGCATCCAGCGCGGCTCAACTCCTGTGCCCCTCCACTGACTTTGCGGTAGCCAAAATCTACCGTGGCTCTGTGTCTCAGGGCTTTTCGATCCCGGTTCCCCAGGGGACGAACACCCTTACCTTCTGGACCACCTGCTACCTGGAAACCGTTTCGGCCTTCGTTTCCAACGATGGCTATGTCAAGGCGTATTTGTTCAGCCAGACCGCGGGGACGGAAACCCTGCTCCAGACCTACACCCTGACCGCAACCTCGGCAACGCCTGTCTGGACCCAGCAGAGCATTGATCTGACCGCCTCCCTACCTGCTCAGGGTGACTACGGCATCCGATTTGAGATTCAGTCGGCCTGCAACAACACGGGCGGGACCGGAACCAACAAGGGCACGATCACGGCGATTGACGATATCACCCTGCTCGTGACCTCTGCTGGCGTGACTGGCCCCACGGGTGCCACAGGACCTCAGGGGCCAGCAGGCCCTGCGGGAACGGCCACCTACCTCCAGAAGACCACCTATACCTCCAACGCGACCTACACCACTGGCCCAAATACCGTCTGGCTCGATGTGACCTGCACGGGCGGGGGTGGCGGCGGCGCTGGCTATCGGACCCTGGACGACATGGCCGGGGGCGGTGGTGGCGCAGGCGGGACCATCAAGAAGCGTATCGCCGTGACCGCTTCCACTGGCTACGCCATCGTCATTGGCGCAGCGGGAACGGGTGGCGCGGTCAACGCTTCGGGCACCGCTGGGGCCGATACGACCTTCGGCGCAACGCTTGTGGTGGGCAAGGCGGGGGCTGCTGGTTCCGTGACCGGAACGGGTGGGATCGGTGGCGATGCTGGGGTATATCTCGGCGGTGCCGCTGGAACTGCGGGTGCTGCCCTTGATGTCGCTGCTACGGCGGGGACTTCCACGACCTCCCATGTGAACATCGACATCCTTGCTGCCATTCCTGGCGGCGGGGGCGGCGGTGGAGCGTTCCCGAATACGACCGCCTACGCTGGCAAGGCTGGCGGTGCGACTGACGCCTATGCGGGTGGCGTGGCCTTCGCTGGGACGGGCGTTGCCGGAGAAGCCTACGCAGGCGGCGGCGGTTCGTCTGCCTGGGGTCAGGGTGGCAGGGGCGCCAACAATGCGGCGGCGGCTCCGAATAAGAGCGATTCGACTTCCCCCTCTGCCACTTCCTACGGTGCGGGTGGAGGCGGTGGCTGTGCCTTCTACGGGACGGGTGCCGGGAAGAACGGTGCCTCTGGTGTGTGTGTGGTCGAAGAGATCAGGGGTTAACCGTGCCACTCGACCCCACCCCTAGCAGAAACCCGATCACTGCCTATCCGCAGAACTTCCCCTCCGGGGAAATCTCCCAGGTTTGGGGGGATTGGTTCTCCAACATTCAAACGACAGTCCCCACGCTGGACGATCTATCGGCGTCCACAGGGGCGGATCTCGTTGGGACCATCCTCCCCGTCTCGACCGCGGAAACGCGGCCTCTTTCAATCAAGATGGCCGAAACCGTTACCGTGACGGACTTCGGGGCCACTGGCAACGGGTCCACGGATGACACACAGGCCCTAAAGAACGCCTTTACCTATGCCCCAGCCGGGGCCACCATCCGGTTCCCCAAGGGCACCTATAAGGTTTCGGGTTCTGCGTCCATCACAAGGACGGTCAGCGGGGACATCGTTTTTGATCCTGGGGCCATCATTGACGCCACGGACTCAACGGCCTCCGTCATCTTCCTCATCACGGGCAGCATTGGGACCGGCGTAGCAAGCACCAACACGATCACGGCAGGGGACACCAGCGCAACGATCAATTCAAGCGTGGCCGCTTCGCTCAGCAAGGGCGACATCCTGTTCCTGTCCTCCAACCCGACCTACGGCGGGGACGGATCGCTCTGGAACACTGATGCGGCCAATTACTACAAGGGGGAAATGATCGAGGTCCGGTCTGTTGCTGGATCAGTTGTGACCTTTGAAACCGCAGCGCTGGGAACCTACGGCGTGGGCGTGGTCGGCACCGTCAAAATGACGCCGGTCACAACCAATGTCCGAGGCTTCAACCTCAAGGCAAACAAGACCGCAGCGGCCCAGGGCGGGTTGCGGATTCAGTATGGCAAGAACTGCACAGTCAGGGATGGTTTAATCACCGGCTGCTCCCACGCCAACCATGCGATGTATTACGTCCTGCACGGAACTTATGATTCCGTTGCGGCCACGGACAACTACAACGCGGCCACGGGCCTGTGCTACGGCGTCCTTCTGGCAAGTTGCCAGTTTGTAGAGGTTCGTGGCAGCTACCTGATCGGCGGCAGACACGGCATTTCCATGGGCGGGAATGAGCCCGTCCGCTATGTGACGGTTGCCGGTAATTTCATCGACTCCGACACGGCTAGCGGCCAGCCTTCCGCCGACACCCACGCCAACTGTGACTACATCACCTTCATTGGGAACAAGATCAAGAACGGCATGGGCATGTCGGCCAAGACGGTTTCCATCACTGGGAACCAGATCCAGGCCAGGGGCGCCCGTGCTGGCGTCCAGATGTTCATTGGGGAACACACGGCGGCCCGGTATCTGGTCAACGGGAACTCAATCACCTCCACCTCCACCTCCCAGCCGCCCGTCTACTTACTGGGCAGCGGGACGATGGACCTCCTTACCATCCAGGGGAACCAGATCCGGCAGGAGTCCACGACCACGGCCTGCATCTTCTCCAACAACACGGGCAAGACGGCGGTGGTTACCACACTGAACTTCAGCAACAACGATGTGTATGTTGCCTCTGGTGGAACGGGTCACGGTGTTTCCTTCATCGGCACTGGAACGGGCATTTCCTTTGGTGCCGTGGACATCAGCAACAACCGCATATCGGCGCAGGACCGGGCCATCTACTTCAATGGTGCACTCGCCACGGCCACCACCATCAACATCATGGGAAACACCCTGATTGGTATGGTGTTGAACGCACAGGGCGTTGACTGCCTGAACTCAGGCGCCACCACGATCCGCTGCAACCGGAACCGCTTCACCAACTCGGCCTCGACCAACTTCAAGACCATGAGCCTGACCGCCACAACCTATGTGGAGATCCTCGGCAACCTGATCGAGAACTGCACCAGCGGCCCATTCATTGCCACGGCCACGGACATTCTGGTGAGTGACAACAAACTGATCAATGTGACCGGATCAGCTACCCTCACGGGGCGCTATTACAACCAGATCATCAATGACTTAGGGAATGTCAGGACTTGGGGGTCTGCTGCTCCCACGACCGGCACATGGAAGAAAGGTGATATTTGGGAGAACACCAACGCAACGGTGGGACAGGCTAAGGGAGCCCTCTGCTCCACCGCTGGCACTCCCGGCACCTGGACCTCGACGGGCAACCTGTAGCCTTGTGCAGCCCTTGTGCAAGCACCCGTGAAAACTGGCGGCAAATCAGCAGAAAATAAGCGGTAAATCAGGGCCAGATCGGGAACACGAAAACCCCCAAGGCGATGATCCGAGGGGGTTTAGTGTTTCATGCCTGCGGAGGGCCGCGCCTAGACCTTGTAGCCGAGCATGGCGTGTGAGTTCCAGTGTTTACGCGGGTTCATGGGGTTTCGCCTTTCGCTTGTGCAACGGGTGTGGAACTTAGTGGATGGTAGCGCAAGCCGTAGCTACTCCGATTCGACTAGCCCCCTCCTTGCGGTGCCGTCCGCTTAGGATCGGCGCAGGGCATCCACCTGAATGCATCAGGCCCACAGTTCCTCCTGTCTCTTGGCCTGTTCTTCCTGGCTGGGTTCTGAGTATTTCATCGTGGTGGATATGTTCGCATGGCCCAGCATGGCCTGGACATCCTTGGGGTTCGCCTTGGCCCTCAGGTGCAGGGTTGCGAAGGTGGCCCTCAAGCGGTGCGGCCCCATCCCGCCACGGCAGACGGTCCTGTAGAGCCAGCCTTCGGGGTGTGGCTTGCCGCCCTTGCCGGGGAAGATGAGGCCCAGCCGTGGGAGTTCTGCGCCTGCATATGCGTTGAGTTCATGCATCAGCGCAGATGGGATTGGGATACGGCGGACCCGCTTGGACTTGGTTCGGCCCCCAACGATGAAGGTGTCACCCTCGATCCACTCCCACCGGGCCTGCCGAAGCTCCCCGATGCGGAGGCCCAGCAGCATCATCATGGCGAGGGCCGGCCGGATCTGAGGGTATCGCTTCTTATCGGCCACCTGATTCAGGAAGGCCCTCCAGTCAGTGACCACAGGGCGGCGCTTCTCCTGGACGGGCAGGAACTTCAGGGTGCATGGCATCTCGCGGATCAGCTTGTCTGCCAGGGCCCAGCGCATCCAGAGCTTCAGGTAGCTGATGACCAGGTTCGCCGTGGTCGGGGCATGGGTCTGCGTGAAGCCGGATGCCCACTCCTGCACCATCGAGGTTGTGATGCGGTCCAGGGGCACCTTGAGCAGTTTCTGGAGGTGCCTGGTGGCCTTGGCTGCGTTGTCCCGGTGCGCCTCGGAGGCTAGGGCACCCTTGGCCTTCGTCCACATCTTGATGACCTCGCCAAGGGTTGGAGCCTGCCCCTTCCCGATGCCCATGAGGATGGCCTGCCTACGGGCTTCCTCAAGCACCAACTTGGCCGTGGGGAGGTCGGTTGCCCCGGTTGAGCCGCTGTAGTCCCGTCCTCCCGCTGAGAAGCGGTAGTGCCAGACGAGGCCACGCTTGGTCAACCATCTAGGCATCAGAGACTCGCTAGTTTCTTGTTGAAGTCGGCAAGTGCGCCCTGGATCTCGTAGGGCATTTCCCACATATGGTCGTTTGCTTCAACCGCTTCCACAAGTTTCAGGATCTCGGGCCATAGGGCCTTCATCTCCGCTTCGCCACAGTCTTGCCCCATAGCGATCAGGGCCTTCAGTTCATCCAGCGTCACCCCGCCCTCCTGCTCTGCCTGATGATTCTATCCCGCACCGCAAGGGACAGGGGGTTGGACTCGCGGGTCATCATGATCCAGTCCCACACCTTATCCTGGTCGAATCGCGGCTTGGTAATCCACGGCAGGCGGACCACGGGCATCCCGGCTTGGATGCAATGGTGAATGGTTGACGGGCTGATCCGAAGGCCCTGGGAACGGAGCCAGCGGCACAGACTCTGCTGGGTGTGGATCATGGGGGCCTCGGGATGGTGGGGTGTTCTGGACATGCTCAGTCCGTCCAACCTCTGTAACGGTTCTCTGGTTGGGCGTCCTGGTTCTTGGCTGCGCGGCGAAGGGCTTTCCGCCGCATTCGTTTGAGATAACGCCGCCACTTCCGGGAAGGCATGGTCTGACGCCCTTCCACCTTCATCTGATCCAAGTGTGCTGCCACGGTGTCTCCTTAGGGTCCAGGTCGATCCTGGACATTAGTTAGCGCGGGTGTATCCAGTTTGCTGCTGGCTCCATAGTCTGGCCCAGAACCACGGCGAGGTTGGTGTCCCCAGGTCCTTCCAGGTCGCAGGGCTCACAACGGGCGTAAATCAGCCCAGATCCAAGCGTGCATTTATGGAGGTCTCGTGGGCGTCCGCATTTCGGGCATCCACCACGGCGTTCAAGCAGTTCCTTCTCGAAATCGCCAGTGAGGATGTGCTTCTGATTTGGGTTCATGGAAGCGCCTTGGATGGTAGGGATCATGGACATCAGCTTTCAATGGTTGGGGAATGGGGTAGGTCGCCGCACTCTTGACAGTGTTCTTCGGGCTCCATCCCGTGAGGGCATCGCTCGTCTGGATCGGGTGCATCCATCGGGGTTGGGACTCGTTTCTCAACTAGCCCCTTGCCGCAGAACGGGCAGTAGTTCATCCGGTTCTCACTGGGGCCGCCTTCCTCGAAAACCCAGGCTTCGCCGCAGTCGGACTCCCATGTGGAGTAGTCCCAGTTTTCCTCGTATTTCCAGGTGCAGAGTTCAACGGTCATGGGGTGTGCCTCTGGACATCAGCCTTTCGGCTTGGTTTCTTTGGCGATTTGGTTCCATTCGGTTACGGCATCTGCGCGGCACCAGTGGGATTCGGTGTGTTTTCCACAGTGGATGCAGCGAACACTTCGCATCTCGTTCTTGTCCCAGGTAT